ACTCCAGGCGGCACTCCTGGCGGCGCTCCTGGCACTCTCGGCGGCACTCTCGGCACTCCAGGCGGCACTCTCGGCGGCGCTCCCGGCACTCCTGGCGTCGGTAATGTCCAGAGGGTCGCCTTTCGTTAGCGGATATAACGCATCTGCGCAGAGTTTCACGGCCTCTTTAACAAGAGGGTTCTTAATACCTGGATTGACCTTTGGGTCCGTTAGCAGCCACCATTGAAACTGCCATCCGACAAGTGAAAGATCTGCGCCGGGCTTGATGGCGGACATAAACCGCTCTGGCCATGCCTTAGCGTCACCATTGACTAAGCCTTCAAAAATTCTGTCCTCGAGTCGAGCCAAGACCACAGGGATGCCGAAGCGGTTTTCGTATTCCATGTGATCATCACCATGGATGGTGCATCCCACGGCACAACCTTTGCCGCCTTGCCAATACTTGCCTTGAACGATTTCATCAGCGATCCGATGACGCTCTAGCTGTGAGAGTATGTCGGATTTGATCCGAGGGTCTGAGTGATATGCGAGCATAGTCGATCCTTTAGAGTAGAGCGCCATGCGCCGGTTCTGGCACGGGTGCAGGCTGTTCAAAAACCGGGGTGAAAAATCCAAGTGCACCACGGCACGGCTGGAAAGGTAGCGGTTCGGCATTTCTCAGGACAAAACCATAGCGGCCGAAGAACCACTTACTGTCCCACTCGGACACGCAATCGACTATCTCGGCCTTGCCGATGATGCCGCCCAGCAGGGGCTTATCCACGTCTTCCAGTTTTGTCCCTGTGGCGTCTTCAATCCATGCTAAGTCACGGCGCTCATCATGCCCCCATTTCTTCGCAGCATGGATCAGAATCGGGCCGCGATAATGTGTGCGCCAAGAGCGGTTTTCCACGTCCTTACCGTGCCAGATGATCGCATCGGCCCAAGGCTGTCTGATGGATAAGGCTTTCACAGATCCGGTCCTTTAAGCTGCTTGAGAGAAAAGTGTACCGCCGGTCTCTTCGGCAAACTGCTTGGCTATCGGGAGAAGGGCGAAGAAAAAAGGCTTGAAGCCTCCGACTATCTCTTGCCTCACAAAAACAACGTGCTTTTGCATTTCAGGCGAGGCCTTCCTCAATCTATCACGCTGTTCTGGTGAGACATTTTGGCAAGGACAATACTCGTCAGAACCGCCGCACCCGCACCTCTTGCCTTGATCAATCTGCCATTGCGCTCGCATCGCTTCAGGGTCCTTTAAACTGTCTCGTGAAGGCCAAGCACTTCACGGATGATATTTTCGAAGTGATCGTACTCGCTGATATGTTGCTGCGGGGTCCCGCTGAACTCGCACGTGTAGCCATGCATACTGTCAACCAGCAGAACCGCCAGATCGCGCGGGTGATTGACCAAATACATATTGTCGTCTTTCCACGGCGCTGTCATTGGTCCGTCCTTACTATTTGATTTCGGCAGTGCCGTTTTGAGAGAACTCACCGCAGGCTTTTTGCACTATCGGAAAGTCACTTCCCCAGAACGTGCGCGACGGCGGGAAACGCTTGCATTTTATGTAGTCGATTGCCTCGTGATCGTGACCCATAACCTCAGTCATCCGAGTGTGAACCTCGGCCCACTTGCATTCACTGCAGGTTGGCTTGCTGGTTTTTTTGTTCCACGGCTCAAACGTGATCAGGCGCACGGGATCTGGGAACACGCCAGTGAACAGCAAGCAGCGGTCATCGATCGATACGCTTGCAGGCGGCTTTTCGTTTGGCCACTGAATACGATCCAGCCAGAGCAAGTTTGGGTCATCTTGGAACCGCCCGTTGCCAAGCAGGTTCACGGCCCACTCTCGTAGCCAGGCCTGCATTGCCTGAACTCCGCCATCCTGGCCTGTCCGACTAGAGAAGACATGCACGTCGAAGTAATCCAGCGCATCGGCCATGAACTCTAAGGCCTCGGAAACAGGCGGGTCTGGGATAACATCGGCCCCCTTCCAACCGCTGCTGTAGCTGTGGATTACGCCGTCAAAATCCAAACACAAAATGGGCTTTTTCATTGTTCTCTCGCACTGATTTGACAAGAAAGTGTCACGCTTCGCGGGTCGTCTGGGTCTTTTCATATCCATTCACTTTGCAGGACGGGCCGGACGTAACTTCCGGCTTGACGTTTTCGCTCTCTGTCCCTGTTCCGTTTGCTCTAGGCTCCGGGGGCCGCGCGGACGCCGCATCCTTTCAAGGTCGCTTTAAAGTCTCCTGCCGACTATCGTGCGTCTCCGATTTACCGCACCGCCGCCCTGCAAAGTGAATGGTCCTTCCGTTATGTTGTTTCGCGGTCATCAACCTGCGGACAAAACCAGCTTGCGACTGGCTCGGCAGTTTTTCGCCAGTCATCAAGACTTTGCCGCTCATGGGTTAGTTGATCTTCGGTTGGCTGGTTGAGCCATTGTATTGAACACCGCTTGGTCATCTGACGGTCCTTTCTGATCATCTTCTCGGTTCTCTAGCGGTTGATTTTTCGGTTCACTGGCTGTCGTTTCCAAAACTCACTTTCGAGTTGTCGGAACATCCTCATTCCGAGTGGCGCGGACCACCCACTACCCGTGGCAACCAAAAAACCAGACCTCCCCTGACGAATGGTCCAATCGCCCCCCTCCCGATCCCAACGGTATGGCGTAACGGCTCCGGTGAATCTGCCGTAGCCTAGGAATTTGTTTCTTGATCCGTTACGCAATTTTCACCCGTCCGCCTTCGGCTTTTCATTTTCGCCATAAGCTTTGTTCCAACCTTCATCCCATTGCTCGGCCTCTGGCCCATCGGTGTAAGGGTTGTCGGACAGCTCTGCGCCTTCATGATACGCATCGCACCCCTTCTGCCATTCAACAGACACTGCATCAGGGATGACCTCCGCGTCTTCGGCATCCTGGCTGACGTCCTCGGGCTCTACATCGGGCGCCTGGTCTTCTAGCCCTGCCTGCTCTTGCTGTGCGGCCTGCTGCGCATCCAGGCGCTCCTGCATGGTCGGGTGTCGGTCGGCTGATGGGGTAATATCCCTGGCGTTCTGATAGCCATGCTCAACCGGCATTTCGTCGGGGGTATAGACACCCATCAGCATTTCAGGGAAATGGCGGCGAGCCCATGCACGCGCGGCGTAGTAGCCAAGTTGCTGGTCTGGGTCGTCCTTCCATAAGGGGGACCTTTTGCTGATCTTGTGCAGCTCGGGCGTGGTGTAGGGAAGAACCTTGCCAGATCGGGCGTGGGTCGCTGTGACAGTGCACGTGCGGTCCTGGCCTTCGCCGTCATGGCTGTAATCCAGGCGATCCTTGATCGGCGCACCAACATTGACCATAGCGGCCACAAGCTGGGCTTCGTATGCAATGGGCGCGTCACCGTCCTTGGACGCCTTGTAGGTCTTCCATGACACCTGGATAGGGTTGAAGCCGTAGGGCACGCACATTGCGATCAGTGCCGCACAGTCGGCCACCTGACCACGGTACAGGGGTGACAACATCGTGCCCGATTGGGACAGCATGTTAGCCATGTCCATTAGCTGTGTGGCGTCTGCCGGAACAAAGAGGTTTCCAGCCTGATAGGTTGTCTGCGCCAATTCCTGGCGGCGTTTCGCACGGTCTGTTGGCAGGCTGGGGATCTTTTCGTCTGTCATGTGATAAAGCCTCTATCTCGGGCGATTGTTTCGGGAATTGTGAATAGGGCAACCATGTCGCCCAGGTCGTCAACGGACTGAACAATGCAGTCAGCAAGCCACCCCTTAACCCCCTCGTGGTCGACCAGCCACCGGTTGTGGCTCATGTCCAGCACCTTGGCGGTTACTGTCACATGCGGCATTGGAATTGGTGGGTATGGGTTCGGGTGCCCAGATCTGCAGCGTTTCTCGGCGCGCGGCAGGAAGCCATGCCGGGGGCAGAACCAGCGCTTCTGGTTGTCTTTTTTCACGCTTCCGCCGCATTTATGGCAACTCGGCATCTTGATATCCTTTTGAGAGGATGGGTTTCGGGTGGATCAGCCTTCACCTTGAAAGCCCCATGATCGATCCACCCTACACCCCTCTTTCTGTAATATCTCGCTCAGAGATATTTCAGCATCTTGTCGCATGACAAGATGGATACATTGACGCTCCTATGGGGCTAGGCACTAGGTCACGCCAAATTCCGTTGTTAGGTCGCTGTCCCTTCGATGGTGTTCGTATCGTCAACAACCACATCGTCACCAGACAAGTTGGTAAGGGCCAGGGCCTTCATTTCTTCTTCGCGGTGGGCAAACATGGCTTCCCGCAACTCTACCTTGCGGCGTGCCTTTTCGGCGGCCTTGACCGTTGCGATTGCCTGATTTTCTAAAGTCTTAAGATGGTCGTGGCCGGAACGATCCAGGCGCCCGATGGCCCAATTGATATTGTCGTGGCTGTCAAGGTCAGGTTCGATACCTGTTTCAACAACTTCCACCACAGTATAGCCGTGGCGCGTGTCCGTCTCGACCAAAACCAGTTCTTCTTCGGCCAGATCTTTCATCATCGTCTTGAAAAGCGACGTATTATTGGGTTTATCAGGGTCATACATGCCCCTGATCACCTGAACATCATCGTTGATCAGAAAGACAATTCTTGAAGGGTGGGTGGTGTTCATCATCATTCTCCTGTTTTACCGCAATCTGCGGTGGTTTGGATTTCTCTGTAGTCTTGAACAATGGCGGTCCAGTGCTGTGATCGCTGCGGCTATGGTCTTATCCATGTTGGTATCCCCATGTTTCCAAGCCTTCGGGGGCGGGTGCGATAGGTATGCCATCGGCATATCCAGGCCAGTGGCCCTTATCGATGCAATCCGCAATAATCCGCAGGGCTCTGCGGTTCTGGATCCGGCCGGCCTCGATCGCCTCTGCCGAAATCTCCACAGGGATGACGTGATAGGGCGCAGCGCTTTGCTGGAAGGTCAGGATGAAGTTGTAGGGGTCATCATCGCCCCGCAGGACGGTAAGCCCTTCGCCCACCAATGCGGCTTGCATGTGGTAGCCGTATTTAAAGACATCTCGCGTTAGCTGGTAGATGTGGCACCGGCTCGACGTAGACTTGTAGTCATTCACCGTGCGGTCGAATCTCGGGATCACATCAGGGCGGGCCTTAAGCCACAAACCCGTTTCCTCATCCTTCCAGATCAGGGATTGTTCAATCTCCCCATCCAATAGGGTCGGCGCCAGGGGGTGCTTTTCAAGCACGCGGGCCATACATTCGATGTCGATCCGCTGTTCTGAGGTAACGACCGTCAGGTGTTCATGGGCTTTAAGCCAGTTCCTGCAGACGGTACGGTTCCCGTTCCAATTTGTCGGCTTGGGCTGTGGATCGGTCGGCTTCTTTGGTGCATCCGCGATCTTTGCAGGACGGACGATGTAGTTAGAATCCCAATCTTCGCCGCCCATAAGCAGGCAATGCGCTGCACGGCCAAAGATGTATGGCGTATTATCCTTCGGCGGGAAGGCATCGGGGTTCATGTAGCTGAAAGCCCAGAACTCTGCAGGGCACTCGTTAATCACAGTTCGCAGGCCCGACGACGACACAGAAAAGCCCTCGCAGTTGTCACTGTGGTATTCTTCCATGGGGATGTCATAGATCCCGTTGGCGTTGATCTTGGTCATAGGTCTACCTTCGTGAAATCGCTGTGTATGATGTCATCCAATCCGCGGCCTATGTGCATGCGGTTCATGGGTTCGCCGCCGCAAGGATCATTGCAATGAAAGACCAAAAGAAGCAGCCAGCGCCCATACCAATAAGAATGTTTTCAAGAACTTTGTGCATCACCCGGCCACCATTCGAACGCTGACGTAAGTCACGCCGATTGCGATGCCAATCGCCAGCAAGCCGAAGGCCGCAACCACGATGGCAACCTTGCTCCAAAACCTGTTCCACCATTTAGCCCGGATGTGTCTGTATGACGCTCTGCTCATCCCTTATCCCCTTCGATAGCCCTTGGGCCCATGGCGCGCTTGAACTGCACGTTTGATGCGTCCGTCGCGTGCATTGCGATATCCGCCAGTATGATCTGGCGCTCTGCTGGGCTTTCATTCCGCAGGTATTTCCCCAAGCCGTCCAGGATCGGGCTTAGGTCGTTCCCGTCTCGGGTGGCCCCTATCTGTTCCTGTAGGGCCGCAAGGCATTCCAGTGGGGTTTTCATTGCGTGCACTCTTCCTTGACCACCTGATACCCGGCATCCAGGTACAGGCTGATAGGCATCACCCGTTGCGCCTCGGCCTGCCAGAGCGAGCTTTCGCAGTGGTGGGCGGGTGCCTGCGTCTCATAGCTAAGGTCAATGCAGACCTCGCCACGGCAAAGCAGGATGGTGATTAGGGCCGGGATCATTTGCCCTCTCCTGCCAGATGCTCGGCCCGAGCATATACGTCATTGGCGATTGCATCGGCCTTGCCGGATATTTCCCCGTAAAGCTTGAACAGCGCCATGCAGTCGTCCGATGTGTTCTCATCGCCACCAACGGCCTTGGCCACCATTTCAAGCAACGCCTTGGCTTCCCTGGATGGGGCCAGGTTCGCTGCGGCCATGATCAGATGCACATACCGGCGCTGATCCTTGATGCCATTCGCGCACCGGGCCAGGAAATCAACCGGGTTTTCATCACCAAGGGATTGGACTTCAATGTTCATCTGATTTGCCTTTCAGGTCAGCGGCGGTAGGCCAGGGACTGGCCCTCATGCACAAGGTTGAACATAGAGCGGGCCTCATCTTCGCTGATTTTGTGCCCACCGCGCCGTATTTCATTCAACATCGCGCTTTTAACGGCCTCGTCAGCCGTTGAAAGATCTGGGCAGATACCGCGGTATGCGGCGCAATCCCTGCCGCTCCCGCCAAGGCACAAGAGGGTGTAGATGCTAAGGGGTGCTTGATACCTGATCAGGCCGAAGCTGGGGAGGATGTCCCTATGCATGTCAATAATCATTTCGCTGCCTTTCTGTGTGATCCGTGACGCCCGCAATCAGTCCGGTCCGGGGACTAAGGTTGTCGCTAGTTGAGTAAGTTGCGGGCGCTGACGCATTACACGCCAAGTTGCATTTTATCCTCCGTTGTTTGCGATGCTTGCCTCCGTTGTGTTCGGCGTTTATTACGCAGTCCCGTAATTAGTGCAAGAAAAAAATACGCCATTGCGGAAAAAAATGTTGCGATTGCATTTCGGTCGCGCGTACAAGACGGTATGGAAAACCCCCTCAAGCGCTATCTTAAGGGTAGCAAGACCACGCAAACTGCCTTCGCAGAACGTGGTGAATGGCGGACAGCAACGGTGAACGGGTGGTGTCAAAAAACACTCCCCCAAATCCCAGATGTCCGCAAAATCGAAGCGTTGACCGGTAATCAGGTCACATCAAGCGACTGGATTAAATGGCATGAGTACCTCACAGGCGCAGACGAAATCCCCGCCTGACTGCCAATACTGCGGGGAGGTTTTGACGGTATTCTCTTGGCCCACCCGTGCTTATCCGAAGATCTGGGTACAGGCCGGGTGCAACAAGTGCGATGCGCGCGGGCCTAAAATCGTCTCGACACAAGTGAACGGCGTAGAAGACGCATTTAAAGCAGTGGAGGTTTTGGTTGGCTGATATTGTTGCCACGAAGCGGGCCGAGAAGAACGCCAAAAGGCGTAAAATTGTGGACAAGCGCCGGTTCAAGGAACCGATTGTGCCCACGGGCTCTATAGCCAAGAAGGTTGCCAAGGACGCGACTAGGACGATGCATCTTAGGCAGGTTCAAGATCCAACTGGCGAACGGCCAATCCTCAAGGATGGCAAGCACAATTCAAAGATCGGCGGCACGGTGATGCTTGGCCGGTTGGAAGGTGCGCCTATTCGGACCTTAAGCCTTGAGGAACGGGCGACATGCCCAAGATCCTGCGAACACTGGCGTTCATGTTATGGGAACAATGACCAACACGCCACGCGCTGGCGGCACGGTGACGAGCTGATGGACCGCCTGGAGGATGAAATAGACCTTCTGATTCTTGAAAATAAGCAAGCGCTCATCCGCCTGCACTATCTGGGTGACTTCTGGTCGTCGGCCTATGTGGCTTGGTGGGCTGATATGATCACCAAACACCAGGGCTTGCACGCCTTCGGGTTCACTGCATGGAAGCCGGGGACAGAGATTGGCGACATGATTGCCAGGGTGCGGGCGCTCTATCCCCAACGGTTCATGATTCGGCACTCAGGGACGTGCGGCAAGTGGGGGTCTTTCACGATCGATCTGCCCACCCAGAAGAAGACAATCGGGGATGCGGTCACATGCCCAGAACAGTTGGACAGCATGAACGGGGGCGATCAGAGCCGCCATTGCGCCAACTGCGCCGTGTGTTGGTCGACGGCGGCCGCAATCGTATTCGTGGAGCATTAAGCATGGCCTACGCTGAAAAAACGAAGGTCCCGGTTTCCAAATCAAAGGCCGACATCGAAAATCTCGTGAAGAAGTACGGGGCCAATGGTTGGGGAATTATGGAATTCAACGGGCGGGTGCAGATTGCGTTTCAGCTTGCCGGTCGCAACCTATTGTTTCGGGTCGCGATACCCGAAAAAGATCAGGCGCAGCGCTCAATGTACCGGGCCTTATTGCTGGTCATCAAGGGCAAGCTCGAAAGTGCAGAGAGCGGCATAGAGACGCTTGAAGAAGCATTCATGGCTAACATCGTGATGCCTGGGGGAGAGACGGTTGCCGACAGCATTCTGCCGTCGATCGCAAAGGCATATGAAAGCGGCAGGGATATTCCTTTGCTGCCGGGTCATTGATGACCGTCACGCTGCACCAAGGGGATGCGCTGGAAATCCTGCCCGATCTGGTCGGCGTGGCTGATCTGGTGATATCGGACCATCCTTACAAGCTGACCAGCGGCGGGAATAACCAGTCTATGTCTGGGATGTTTGACCCTGATGAGTACGACAACAGCGGCAGTCTGATGGAAACGGTTGAATGGTCGCGTATCGGCGGGCCGCTCTATCGGGCCTGTAAGCCGAATGCTGACTGCTACGTCATGGCAAACGATAAAAACATCTTCATGGCGCACGCGGGCTTTGTGGGGGCTGGCTGGAAGTTCCACAACATGCTGGCCTGGGACAAGATCTATCCGACGCGCAACCGCTGGTACATGAAACACCTAGAATACACGCTCTATTTCTGGAAAGGGCATGCCCGGGTGATCAATAACCCTGGGTCAAAGCAGTTATTCGAGCAGTCCCATCGGAACAAAGAGAGCGACCACCCCACAGAAAAGCCCATCGAGTTGATGGAGCATTACATTCTCAATTCCACCAATCCGGGCGATACCGTGCTGGACCCGTTCATGGGGTCTGGAACAACGGGCGTTGCAGCGCTGCGCACGGGCCGGAAGTTCATCGGGATCGAGCTAGACGATCACCATTTTGCAACTGCAAAGGAACGCATTGTGCAGGAGAAGGTATCAGCATGAAACTACCCTACCGAACCAAGGAATCGCTTGCCCGTCAGGACTGGAAGGATGGCAAAGAGGTTTCTGTGATCGCCGCCACGCGCGGAATGTCAGAAGCTGCCGTTTTCGAAGCGATCAGAAAGAAGTAAGAACGTCGAGGCCACGCCGCCCGGCCTTGTGGGCGGCAATACAGGAGTGCAATCAATGGCGAAAAACGCTGCTAAACAAGTCGAAGAAGAAACCAAGGAGGTCGATCTATCCAATCTGATGAATGACCTCCAGGCACGTATCAACGGCCAGCAACCGGGGAACGATGCTAAGGGCGAATACAATGCCCTTTGCAAGGAGCAGAACAAACGGCGTGGCTACCACAAGGGGGCCATGAACGACCTAACCAAGCTCAAGAAGTTTTCGGACGCCAAATTCGCCGATTACATGCGGACGATGGAAACCGGTTTGCAGATCATGAAAGAAGCCCGCGGCCAGGGTGACATGCTCGACCAGAAAAAGGCCGATGTTGTTCCCCTGAACGGCGAATAATTGATCCTTGGACTAGATATCGCTTCGGTAACCGGGTGGGCAGTTGGCCTGCCCGGTTCCAAACCCCTATCCGGGTACATCAAGCTAGCTGGTGATATCGGCCCAAAGATGCACCAGTTACACGATGCGCTCCACGGACTGGTAAGGCAGCACGATCCAACTTGGATTGTGTTCGAGCAACCAATCCACGAGATTCCCAAGCGCCGGGATAAATTCGGAAACTCGGTCGGCAAGGGAAGCCCTGCCACCCTGCGCATGTCTCTGGCCCTCTGCGGCGTTGCCGAGATGGTTGCCAGCGAAGCCAATATCCCCGTTGCCGAAGTCTTTATGGGCACCTGGCGCAAGCATTTTATCGGCGCGGCTCAATCCCCCAAGGGCCAGACGTCCATGTGGCTTAAGAATTTGGCCGTACAGCGCTGCAAGCAGCTTGGATGGGGCGAACTAACCCACGACGCGGCAGAGGCCTGCGGGGTGTGGGATTACGCCTGTAGCCTGCGGTCAAAGGCTCATCAGGTGCAGACGGCGCCGGGATTGTTTGAGAGGAAAGCACGATGACGTCACAGACGGGCCTTTATGAAGGCGACCGAATTAGGGTCGATATGAACTGGGGAGTCGAGGATTTTACGATCGAACGGTTTCGGGATTGCCTGGGCTTTTTCCCGTCAAACGAGGCGCGAGAGGCTGGGGCGTTCATACCGCTCTGCAGTATGTATGGCCACGGCGCCGGCAGCGAATATGACTACATCCCTAACTACGGCGAATACGTAAAAAATCCAGTTGCTCAGTGGATGCAGCTTCCGAAAGAGAATTGCGCGGCCAAGTGGCGTGTATGTGGGCACGGGGCAAAGTCGGGACCACCGGGGGCGGAACCTGGATGAAGGTCGGTGCAGAACCACGCTACCACAGGGCAGACGACTAAACGCCTCGGCAGGACACTTGGCGGGTGAGTTCAGCCCAGATTAACCCCCTCCGGGTAGCGCCGGAAGCAATGAAAAATATAAGGAGTTTTCAAATGGTTGGAGTTTTGGAGTGGATTAACGGGGTAATGTCCGAAGATTTCAAGACTATGGCAGATGTTCGGAATGATGAGCTTTGGGGTGAATGGATTGTCTGGAATCCTGGCCCATGTCCAGTGCCCAGCAATACGCTTGTTCAAGCTGAAGTTAATGAGGGAAGTGTTCTGCTAGAGCTTCGGGCTAGGGATCTGGACTGGATGAGTGTGACTGACCCAATAGGGCGCTATCGCGTTGAAAAGACCACAGTAGATTGAAAGATAGAACGGAATCCGACGACAAAGGGTAACACATGAACGATAACGTCATCCCGTACCAAGGGCCCGCAGAGGTCCGAATACACCCACACAACATTGAGGCAGAGCAAGCCTATCTAGGGGCCCTATTGCTGAACAACGATGTCCTAGATCGCACGTCACGGCTTCGGCAGGAACATTTCTATGATCCCGTGCATGGACGGATCTTTGCCCAGGCCGCGGCTATGATCAACCAGGGCGCATTGGCAAGCGCTGTGACCTTGAAGCCGTTCTTGGCCGGCGATGAAGGCCTAAACGAATTGGATGGGCCTGCGTACCTAACGCGAATGGTCGGCGCTGCAATCTCAATTATCGCCGCAAAGGACTATGCCGATAACATCATCATGTTGGCCGAACGGCGCGAGCTGATCCGCATAGGCGAAGAAATGCAGGGCATGGCATGCGATTTCACTGATGACATGTCAGTGGACGATATGCGGGCCAGCATCGAAAGGCGGTTTGCAGATCTGGATGGGGAACAAGGCCACCCAACGAACGTAAGCTTTGCCCATGCCTCTGAGGTTGCCCTTAACCGTGCGAACGACGCCTATCAGGGGGTCAAGGTGGCTGGGATAGACCTGCGCATCCCTGAACTGTCCGAAAAGCTGTCACGACTGCGCCCTGGTGATCTTCTGGTGATCGGGGGCCGTCCATCCATGGGTAAGAGCGCCGTTGCCGCTGAAAGCGCCCTAGCGTGCGCCCAGGACGGCATAGGCGTCGTCTATTGGTGCGGGGAGATGACCGCAGAGGACAACGCGGAGCGGATGCTTGCCAGCTTTACGACCATGAAGGGCGAAAAGGTCAGTTATCGCGACATCGCCGCAGGCAGAATGTCAGAAGCCCAATTCAAAGCCGTGCTGGAAGGCGCGCGGGATCTTGAAGCGCTACCGATCACCTTCATTGATCCGAAGTTTGACAACCTCGACCGGCTGGCCTTCGAAATTAGGCGCGAGGTCGCGCGGTTGCGCCGCCGCGGGCTTACCGAGGTTATCGTGTACCTCGACTATCTGCAGATCATCGACGTCCCAGGGCTGGCCCGGTACGAGCTGGTCACAAAGGTGTCCAAGGGCGCAAAGCGTATTGCCATTGACCTGGATGTGCCCGTGGTGGCCCTGGCCCAGCTTTCAAGGAAGGTTGAGGAACGCGAGGATAAGCGGCCCAAGCTGTCCGATCTGCGCGAATCCGGCCAGATCGAGCAAGACGCCCAGAACATCGTCTTTGTTTACCGGGATGAATATTACCTGCAACGCATGAAGCCCCCAGCGGATGACGAGAAGTATCCCGTTTGGTTGGCCGCCTATGAACAATCCAAGGGCAAGATGGAGCTTATCATCGCAAAGCAGCGGTCGGGACCACTCGGAACCGCCCATGTCATGTTCGATGGTGCTACCAATCGAATCACCCCGCCGGTCGAAGAAGGCTATGTGCAAGAAGGGTTGGAGATATGAACAGCGAATGGACCGACTGGCGCGATCATGACGGCACTGGATGCCCCCAAGAGTGCATAGGGCAGATGGTGCACATTATCGGGCTACATTTTGAGGTTATTAAGATCCCAAGCGCAGGCCCTGGGTGGTGGAGGGAAAATTACGGTATGATTTTGCCTAACGGTAAGAAGTGCGATGTGGTCGTCCGCTACCGGATCCGGCGCTATCCCGATGCCGTCGAGCCCCTGTTGCAAGCAGTCAAAGAACCGGAGGACGCGTGATGACGTTATCCGACATTAATCTAGCCCTAGCCAATGCAAGCCATCTTGAACGCAAGGCAAAGGCCCAAGAGAAGCGCATAAAGGACCTTCAAGCGGCAGTCGTCTACCTTCTGCGCCAAGTGGAAGAAATCAACCCAGGCCTGCACCCAGGTGAATTTCAGGAAGTCTTGAAAAGCGTGGAGGACGCGTGATGAATAGACGCGATTTCATGGGAACCGCTGCGTCTGCCGTAGCGGTGGCCGCTGTAGGTGCCCCAGCTAAAGCCCTACAATCACCGGTTGGATTTGTCCCCGCGTTGAATTGCTGGGTTGGTATCGATTTAGGGTGCCGGCGCGACGGCGTTACCTTTTCTACATTCAAAGACGGAACTTGGCGGTTTCACAATTCACTGGAGGATGACGATGGATGACGATCTTGCAGGATTGGCCAGCGTTGCCCTGTCCCTCGAAAACGCACCAGTTACATAGGAGGCCAACATGAACGGTGACGCGATGCCGAACAGCGGCAAACAGTTGAGCGATGATGGCGCTTGCGAAATCGGCATGGATTGGGCCGATGTTGTGCAATCCCTGAATGTCTGGGCATCGTGTCGGGCTGCGGCAGGCGAGCCAGCGACACTGGATATGGCTGCTGCATCCTTCTGCCTCTCTCACATGGGGATTCGACGTGCGATGCAGGAACTTAAGACGCCGTTCTTCTGGCTGTCAGCCGAAGGTGTGTTCGAACACGATGGATACTGAAGGAGCGACTTGATGATTTTTGGCTTGCCGAACACAGCACAGATGAAAGCCGCTACCGCACAGATTCGGGTAGTAGAAGCGCGCGAAATGCGCGCTTGTGAATACTGCGGCGGGCGCTGGACGAAAGAGCCAACTTGGTCTGAGTTCGCCCGCAAGGATCTGATGCGCCCTGCCGCGAAATGCGAGTGCTGCGGCGCTGGCCGCAATTAATCAACACGAAATCATAGGAGGCCGTTGGTATCTGCGCATTTGAAGACGGAACTTGGCGGTTTTACAATTCACTGGAGGATGACGATGGAACACCCTGAACATAGCTTTCGGCTGATGGCATCGGTCTTTGACCATGATGTGATCGGCAAGAAGCACGACCGATTTTATGCATGGTGTTGGATGGTCAGCCAAGCCAGGTGGATTCCTGGTCACGTCCATGTTGGAGGCCATAAGTATGAGGTCAAACGGGGCCAGTTCCGCTGCTCGACAAGGGAAATGGCGCGTCGATGCAAGATGGGTATTGGCCAGATTAACCGGTTTCTAGCGGCTTTGCGGCGCGGTGGATTGGATGGCCAGCCATTGATCAAGACCGATAACAGCAGCGGAAAGCTGATCATCACAATCTGCAATTTCGACCGGTATCAGGATCACCCACAAGTGACACATCAGGGGCAACCAGCATGAAGCGCACAGGAACATTCAACACCGCCCGCCAAGTCTTTGACAATGATGTGGTGGGGTGCTGCCAACACGCCCGGTTCTATGCATGGTCGTGGCTTTTAAGCCAAGCTGAGTATCAGGATACCCCGATCAATATCGGTGACGAAACCATCATTTTGAAGCGCGGCCAGCTGCGCCACTCTGTCCGTCATATTGCCGAATCTGTGGGTATGTCACGGCCCATGCTTGCCCGGTTTTTGGACCTGTTACGCAAAGGTGGTGTCGACGGAAAGCCCATGATTGAGACGTCCGCAGGCACCGGACAACTGATCATCACCATCTGTAATTACGATAATTTTCAGTACGGAATCGCGAATTTTCCCGAGACGACCAGCGAGACGCTTTGCGAGACGAAAAGCGAGACACCTAGTTTTTTAGCAAATCATTCAGAACAAACGGAAATTCCGACTGCCTCAGGTTTTGGTGAGACACTTAGCGAGACGCCCCATGAGACGCCAACCGAGACAATAAAGAAGAAAGATAATAAATTAAAAACTAAGAACCCCCCTAACCCCCCAGAGGGGGGAACCGCGGACATGTTCGAAGATCCCAAACCGAAGAAGGCAGAGCCGTTCGTTCCAGAGTTCCCAAGCACCTTGGGGCTAAGACCTGGGGTAGCCGATGCCTGGATTGAAATGCGAACACAATCACCGAAGTTCAAAAGATCCAAGCTGACCGAGAAGGGTTTCAGGGTTTGCCTGACGCGGATCAAGCAAGCCAGGGATGGGGGCCTCGACGTCAATGCTCTGGTGGAGGATGCCGTGATGAACGAATGGCAGGGCTTCCCCAAGCAAATGATTGACGACTTCATTGCCAGGGCGAGCCGGAACAAGCCCTTTGACCAGCGGCCAGATGCGGGCAGAACTTTCGAGCAAAGCAAGGAGGACCGGCATCTCGCCGCGCTGATCAGGGGCGCAAACAAATCAACCGCCCACTGAAAAACCTTGCAAAAGTTCGCATAATCGGACCATCTACCCGAAACCAAGCCAGAGCAGGCCTAAATGCACATCGACCCTAACCGAATGGTGGATATCCAAGCTGCCAGCAAAAAAGCACATCAGCACGGCCTGCCGGTCTCGCAAACCCTCGTTTACTTCGCCACCCTGGATCTGATTGCCGAAGGCTATGGCCTCTGGCTTCCCCGGGTAGCTGACCTAGAGCGGGCCTGCCCCCCTCTGATGAAGACCCAGGTGGCCGATTACTTCCGCAGGATGCTGAAATCAAACATCTTCTACCAGATCGGTGATTACCTGACCGACGACGATGTGACCCTGCGCGTTCTCCAGCAAAGCAAGCTCCAAACATCCAAGGCCATGCGCAGCGCTGTACTGCGTGCCGAAGGCAAGAACACACCCAACGTCCCAAGGGCAGAACTTCACAAACAAGGCCTAGTAGACTTCACAAACGAGGTAATGGCCCACCACTCCCGTCCGTCTCTCCAGGCCAAGCGCACAGCAAAGACCGAAGGTAAGCAGGACATGATGCACGTCGAGGCGTTCCTAGATCGCGCTGCAGAGCTGTACGCGCGCACTCACGCTCTCGGGCACCCATACAAGCGCCAAGCAACGGCAGAAGCCCTAAACAGGGTATGCATGCAGGTTAGAGCGGCCTGTCAGCCCCTTGCAGGCGGGTTCTGGGACAATGAGGAAGGCTATGCGGCCTGGATGAAGGAAGCCATGGCGGGTGTATCGCCTGAAATTCTGCTCAATGCAGCGATCGAGGCCCGCCAAAGCCTCCAGGAAGGCGCAAACATGCGATTCAACGTCTTCACAACCAAGCTAAGGCAGATGGTGAACAATGGGTAACATTACGAGACAGCCCGTTTGGGCCGTGTATGGGCGCGCACCTAACTTATCTCAGTTTCGAAAGCTAACGACTGATGAAAGCCTGCCTGCCACGCTGTTCAGCGCAGATGGGATCGCCAAGAACGGCGCAAATGCAGAACTGATCATCGCTGTAGAGGACGGGGTAGCCCAGAAGCTAACCTTTCCAGTGCACCAAGCCGATGCTCTAGCGATCGACCTTTTGAGAAATAGCGATTGCTGACTGCCCCCCTCATAGGCTTGGCGGATGAAGCGCTTGATTGGATGCGGTTAGCGCCAACTGGTGCGACAGTTCCCTACTGGCGGGGTAATATCGCGCAGGCCCGTGAAGAACTGCCAGGTGTCGGTGAACTGGCCGAAGCAATGCTTGTCGGATTTTTGACAAACTGCGTGGCCCTCAGTCACCGCCGGATGGGCGAACGGGTCAACGATCAGTCCCCGTACCTCTACACCGCGCGCCGTCTCTGCGGGAAACTGCCCCTTGGCCTGCACGATGGGACGCTGACGCCGATACAATGGCGAGTGATCGACCTTATCCGCGAAAAGCCATCGACCGTTGGCGGGATATCCATCTGGCGATGGGTTGAACGCCGTCTGTCCATACCTGAGGATCTGGCCCGCGAAGTGGTCGACAACCTGCTAGAGCGCGAGCTGATCGCCAAGAAAGCCAACTATCCAACCGAGATTACCGAGAAGGGCCGGAAGTTGTGCACGGTCATCCATAGCAGAGGAACCACATGACCGATTACAAAGCCGGTGCAGATGCCCTGAACGGTGATAGCGGCAACGACATCGCTGGAATGTCAGCCGGGAAGGCCGGGGGCGAAAATCTCCGGCCTTTTCTTTTCGCTTTGACGTAATAGATTTATGCGCTATAGCGTATGGCATGGGACGCACAGAGGGGCCTTTGCTGAAAAGTGTACGAGTCATGCGGGTCAGGGATAACATTGCGTTGGATGCCTTGACACAAGCTGATCGGACTAAGGATCAGCGGGAAGAAACGTTGCCACCGTGTACGGCCCCATATAGCGGACCTGGGCAAGTCATTAAAAGGCCCATCCAATGGTCTGGTAGCTCAACTGGGTAGAGCAGCGTACCAACAATTCGCAGGTTGCAGGTTCAAATCCTGCCCGGACCACCAAAAATATCGGATTGCAGAGCAGGAGAAGCACATGACCAAATGGGCAAAGAGGACGGCGAAGAAGGCCAGCCCGAACATCTACGCGCCTACGGGCAACCACTTTAACCCAACCCGTAAACCCTGGTTCAAGGGCGGGGGCCTAGGCACCGGGATACCTTGGCGTCAAGGCGATCCGGCACCTATGCGCCGCGAGCATCCAGCCGTCCAGGCAAACCGCGAACGCAAGAAGTCTCAACAGGCCATCATTGAGCTGCGCAGGAGTAATTGGGCATGACCGAACAACCACAAATCAATCACGCCCTGCGCGACCATGTTACGTCCATGGTCGAGCGGGTGCAGCTAGCGAGGGCAGCTGCATGATCAACCGCAGAGACCTGTTGGCAGGCCTAGGTGCCGTTGTTGCGATCGGCCTGCCAAGCCCGGTGCCAGAGTTAACTGATGCCACGTAAACACCCACGACCTGCGGCCAAAGCTAACCGGCAAAAACTGCTCGACAAGATGGCCAAGAAGAAAGCCGAGCCTAAGCGTGTGATAATCATTGACGCTGGCCCTGTCAGCAAAACGCTGGCGATGCGCTTGGGCCTCAACAGACTCTTAAGGAGCTTAAGGAGAACTTCATGACCGAAGAAACGATAAAGGACAGGTTTCTGTCATTCGTCCGTGCCCAATATAATGGCGTTGCCCCCGAAGACCTGCCCAAACACCAAGAATTAGCGGTTGAGGACGCTTTCTATGCAGGGGCGCAGATCGGGTTTTTGATGGGCCTGGGGGCAACTGATGAGGAAGCGATCGCCATACGAGAAGAACTTAAGGATTTTAGCGCGCGGATAATCGAGCGCTATCGTGAAGCAGGATTATTGGAGGAACAAGGATGAACGAAGAAACTGTACGCACATCAAATCCGGCCACATGGGCCAAGTCGTTCTGTGAGCTGTGGACGATGGCCCGCCGCCACGATGACATTGAATTCACTGGCGACGAACTGGAAGGCGTTATGATCGGCTGGTTCGCCAATGCCATGGAGGCTGCGGAACGTCCACCGTCCTGTCCGCATCTGTATGTGGCCATGGGTGCGATCATTCAAACGCCCGGATGGGCTTCAATGACCCCTGAACATATCGCACTCATTGCAGCAGAGGCGACCAACGGCGACGTGTCCCCTGATGCGGTGTTTAGGGCCTATCATGAGGCCTTGCGCGGCCAGGGGATGTTTACCGGGCCAGAGCTTGGGGCGATCGATAAGCACATCAGCGGCGAAGCGCAGGAGCTTGATGATGAAATCCTGGCCGGGAAATGCGCGTCAGTCGAGGCGGTTCTTGATGCTGCCGGCCGTGAGCTGGGCATAGACAAGGACGAAATGAAGACCATCGTCGCGTCGATGCTGGTGCTGGATGAGCATAAAAGCTAGTCGAGATCGTCGGGAGAGGCTTTAGAGAGTTCTACGTAAAAGCACAGAAAGCCCGTCCTCGGCATGACGACTTGAAAAGGCCACGTTAATTTCCGCCGCCTAAAAAAAAGTTCCTAGCTATTGTCCGTTTCCAGACAAGGAGATGGTCAATGGGCACTCGGAAGTTCGAACTGCAAAAACACACCTGGCAGCTTGTTGGCACTGCGCCACTGGCCCTGTTTCAGGAGAGCGGCCCGGTTGAATACCATATGGGCGCCACTGCTCCTGATGAAAATTCATCTTATGTCCTGGCCTTCCGCCGCGCTACGGTTGACGGATCAGATGTGGAAAACATCGCGTTTAGTCAGGACATTTACTGCCGAATCCCGTCGAACTTGCCACCCCAAACCAACAACGAACCATATACCGTTACCGCCCTTGGTGATGGTGTAACCTAAAAGGAGTTTCCCATGCGGGATCCAGAAAGCTTTCGCGCTTACGACAACATGATGATCCAGGTTGAAGCCCTGATGAAGGCCGCGCCGAACCAGTTGGTAGGCACGCCGTCTTTGCCGCTAGGTGGTGCCCCAAGTGGCGCTGACGTCACGGCGAAGGAAGCAGAGATCAACGCGGCTCTTGCTGCCCTAACCGGTGAAGAAGCCACGGATATCCGTGTGTCACTGGCGCTGCGCTCTGTTCCGAACGTTGGACTTGCGGTCAACCCATCCCTGCCCGATCCGTTCAACGTGATTGACGTGTTCCTGACAGGCCGCCCATACGCGACCTTCCACAGCAACCCTTAAGGGGTAGCTCATGACATCTCGGTTTGTCGGGGGGGTCCAGTCGAACGTTGGATCCCCGGTTGGTGGCGGTGGCGGAACGAACGACCCCGCCGCTAGAGCGCAGGCAGCAGCGGCCCTAGCCGCATCGACTGCATTGCAGGGTACGGACATCGCGTCTGCAGTCCTGACGGGGGCCCAGGGTGATCAGCTAACCGTCACCCGCACCGATTCATCAACTTTCGATATTGATCTGTCATCGCTCAACACGGGTGGTGGAACCGCTGCGGCAACCACGTTCGACAACGTAACCGCGGCCCTGGCTGGCAATCCTACCAATGTTCATGGCGCGATCACTGCCCTTGATGCTGGTGTCGATGCTTTAAACGCCGCTGCGGCAACGCAGGACGCCCAAATAGCTGCATTGCAGGCGCAGGGGCACGATGGGGCCCCGCAGGACGCGGCAATTGCAGCATTGGTTGCAGAGCAAACCGCCCAAGATACGGCAATTGCAGCCCGTGAGCTGCTCGCCAACAAGGCTACATCGGTACGGGCGACACCGGCGGCCAACAATACGGTTTACCCAAGCGAAAAAGCCGTGCGTGATGCGCTAGACGCCATCCCAACCGCTACGCCGATGACTGGTGCAGACGGGACCAATCCGGGCACCGGTGGTACGGTTCCAGCGCCTGCTGCTGCTGATAACGTTCGGTTCCTTCGTGGCGATGGCACTTGGGCCGATTCACCAGATCAGGTGATGACCGGCGCTGATGGCACGAATCCAGGCACGCAAGGCGATGTTCCTTTGCCAGCTGCAGCCGACAACCTGAAATTCCTACGTGGTGACGCAACCTGGCAGGCTGTGCCAGCCGGTTTCCTAGGGGCCTTCGCAGACGATGCAAGCCTTCCTGCGGTTACAGCGGCAGATGATGGCAAATCAGCCTATGCCGGCGACACCATCGGCACGGGAACCCAAGGCAATCCGCAGATCCGGGCTGGCTTCCGCAAGGTTGTCGCTGGTGCATGGGCTGTTGAAAGCGTCGAAGCATCGCTTGCCTATGTCGATCAACGCGACCCGTTCAATGCTGCTATCGGCTGGATTAAAGAAGCTGGATCACTTGCAGAGTTGGGCGCTCGTCAGTTCTCAGTTGATGCCGTTACCCTGACACGTTGGGCAACTGCTGATCATGCTGTCCAATCGTTTAGCCATGCAGCCAAGAGCCCTGCAACATTCCAGTATTATGACCGCAACGGCGTTGTTAACACTGGTTTCGACACCTCGGACGTGTCAGCGCCCCAAAATACAATTGAGCAAGGCGTTGGCTGGGACAACAACGGTACGCTGGCCGATATCGCTGCAGTTGGCGGCGATACAAATGATGGCGGCAACTACTTCATTTACATGATCCCGCAGACCGGCGATGTCGCTGTTTTGCTGCCTCAACGCATTGAGAGCACTGTCAACAACGCGTTCATTCGGCTTGAAGACCAGCTTAATCAGTTGGTTATGCCAGGAGCGCTATCTGATGCGGTGCTGCTTGGCGTCGTTACCCTGGATGAAAACGCTGGCAACTTCACGTTTTCCCTGTCCACGGGCCGTTTTGGGTCTCCTGCAGGCTTATCCGCTGCCTCTGATAAGACCTTTGCAATTACGGCAACCGCTGCCACTCGTGATGCTCTTACCGCTGCTGAGATGACAGAGGGTGGGATTGTCGGCGTTCTGAATGATGACGGGCTGGGCAATTATTCTGAATATCGAATTCTCACGCTTGGCGCTGACTTCACTTCGTCCACTGTTGAGAAAACTTTCCCACCTATAGCATGGGCAGATGCACGTGATTTAACGCTACCGCTAGCGGCGGATAATAAGCCAGTTCATGGCCAGCCAAGGCGGGTTACTGCTGATACAACGCTGGATCTTTCGGATGTTCCTGCAACTGCAGGTCTTAACTATATTCTGATGGTCGACCCTGGCGTTGTTCTGACGGTTCCGGGCGCGGCTGGTGTCATTACTAATACAGGCACCAATCCCGAGCCTGTAGCGCTTGAAAGCACGGGCGTTGCAGCGACGGTCAAGCGCATTGGCGCCAATATACCTGATGATGGTATAGATGCTGCTTTGGCGTGGGATACAGATACAGAATATGTCGGTGCGGGCAACGTTCAGTTTTCTTTGGTTGTTCCTATCACATCTGCAAACGGTGACTATGTTACGGCGGATGGCCAAAGGCTGACCACAGGTCGCCGCTACAACTTTGTGTATGCTGCAGACCGAACTGCGGCGGATAGCGTTGCAGCAATCGCTGATGATCCGGCATCTGTCGCTGAATTCGCGCTTATGAACTTAATCGGTGAGGTTCCTGGTCCTGCAGGCAGATTAGAGCGTGAGACCCTGAATGTAACAGGCAACACATTTACGGTTTCCCCGGATCGGTGGTCCTGGCTTAGCGCTGTTGGCGTAGTCAATGGCGACACGGTAACGCTGCCAATATTCGCAAGTTGGCCAGGGTTTGCTGCGGAACAGAGCGGCATCATCCAGAACAACACGGAATTTGATCTACCGTTTAGCATGAACGGTAATCAATTCACCGGCACGATTGAGGGCGTCACAAAACTGCAGAGGGGCGAAACCTTCGTTTGGCGGCAAACTGGCCCAACTCACATAACCGGCCGGTTTATGCCAGGACGGGGGGCGGTATCGACTTATACGGGGCTGCAACGCATTGGCACGCAATACCGTCCTGCAGAGCTAAACGTTGTCGATAGCCAAGTTGTAATGGGGCTCGACCTGACCCGGCCAACCGGGATTCTGATTCTGCAATTTACCGATGAGGCTGGTGGTGAGGCAGGTCGGCCCTGGCCTAGGGCCGAAATTGATCTCGAAGAAATCAGAGAGAATAATGGCGCATATATTTGGAGTCATGACAACGCTTATTTAGTGATGACTGTCAATGATTTGGCAACTGGTGATGTAACTTTTAAAGATTTTGTTCGCGGTGCGCGGTTTATTTCAGCAGAGATTGTTGATTTCGCCGAAAATGGCTTTGCAATTCCAATCGGATACGAGGCCGGAGCGCCCCGGACGATTAGTCTAACAGGTGGTCTTGGAACCATTGCAGGAGCGGCCACAGCTACGGTGCGGGAATTGCTGACCACGGTGTTGCAGCTTGATTTAAATCCTGGCCAAGCAATCGCCATGGTTTCGATTGACGTGGGCGAAGTCGACATTGCAAACCCGATCACTGGTCACGTGATGGTCACGGCGGGCAATGTCGATGCGACCATCACTGTAACTGAGACACCCCATGATAGCGCAGTCGTGCAGGCGGTCGCTCATGAGGTTACAGGTTTAAATCTCAACGTTGCCAATCCAGTTACTGATATTGATCTTGGTATTATCCTTCAGGAAGGCGATCTTTTAGAGATAAGCCATCGCTATTCATCGGATTCAGAGAGCGCAACTCTGCTCATGCGGGCAGAGGCTGGTACAACCAAGCGACAAGCCCCTTATCCTAGCACTAATGAAGTCTTTGGAGTAACTTTCCCAGCGGTGCTGTCCAGTTTGGTGGACATGAACACACCTAGTTCGGGCAACGTCAATTCTACGGTTACGGGCTGGCGGATCTGGCGTGTGGGTCCTATTGGCTATGCAGCACCACTTGCAACAGAATTGGTCACGCCGCGCTCTTTGGTCGTCACGTCGCCCGCGGCAACGCCTGATATCGTGATTATCGAGGAAAAAGTTGATCGGTACTTCGTCAACGTCACGCCAGGCCAGCAATTGGTTTTGGGTGCAGTAACTGACGCAACTATTACGCTTGGGCCTGCCCCTGAAGGAAGCCTTCAAACCATCATGGCCCAAGCAACGGGGCCTAATCCTACTGTCACGTTTGCGGAAAGCCCTGTACCTGGCCCTGTCGTCGTCACTGGCGCGGATCTACTCGACGGAACGTGGACACCTCTAGCCGGGGGCCTCGAACTTCACCAAGGGACTGGTGGAGATGACAGACCTCACATCCGGTTTCCCGCGGGAAGTGCGAACGGTGGAAGGCGAAACCTAGTCCAACATAGCTGGTATAGGGTTGATGCAGCTTCGCCAAATACTTCTTATGACATCTCAAGCAATAACCTTGCCGCCAATGTCACGTGGAGTTTGAGACCAGTTGGCTACAATCTCGGTTCTAATTACGTGCAATTTATTGAATTGTCGGACCAGATCACAAACGAAAAGTGGGAAATTCGCTATGAAATGGACGCAGCTCAACTGAACGCGGTGATGGACTATAACTATTATCCGCCTGTTCACGCTGTCACAGTGTGGCCTTGATTTGTGTTCCACCTTCTATCATTGATCGGTGGTATAGGTGCAGGCGAACATCCAAGTTACGTTAGTGCCCCAGGTGAATTCACGGTTGTGAGTTATGCTGCGTTGAATGACGCTGCAGGCTTTTCGTCGGACCATCCTATGGGAGTGGTGACGCTTACTCCCCCTGACATTGGCATAGGTATTGATTTCAGCTTAGACGATGTTGCTGAGAGCATAATTAATGTAGAGATAGGCCAAGCCTATGAAGTCAGGGGCAGGGCTGTGCCCGGAACTGGAACAATTCAAGTTGCGGTTATAAATAACAGCAATAACGTTTATCCTGGCGTCCAATTGCTGAGTTCTAATGAAAGTTTTGCAATTCAATTCACCCCTATTGAGGCAACAGTAAGGCTACAAATAGGGTCAGCTTCTGGCACGGGTTGGCAAATCAGAGACTTTGACATTAGGCGGATGTAATGATTGCGCACTGGCCTATAATGTCTTCAGCTAGTTCGGTGCCTGTATTTGGCTGGTGGATACTTACGCCACCTGAATACCTTGAATATAAAATTGAATATACGCGCAAAAGTTCTAGCCAAACCTTGCCGTTCAATGGCGTCGTTTATCAGAATTCTAATACCTTCTATGACTTCACATTAACGCCAAAGTCTGGGTCGATCACGAATGTAGAAATTACAATGGACGGGTTTGCGCCGACTGTTGCGCCTTGGCATAGCAATCTGTGGACCGCGCGGGTATGGGCACCGGCCGAAGGCGCTGCAAAGGTGCTGGTCGTTTCCACGCTTGATGATGGATCAACGGAATCCTTTACTTTCTTCCTGACAGTTCCTGTTGCACAGCCAGAGGGCGCGTACAGCAACATTGTCGAGGGTACGTCATACGATAACGGCAAAGAGGTCGTTTGGACCTATGGCAAGGCAGATCCAGGCAGGACGCTGCTAGGCATAGACACGGGCGTTTACCGACTGCCAGAGATTTCGCCTATTACAAGTTCGAGCGTGTCAGATGATAACCAGGCAGGCGTCCACTTTCAGACGGCGGGACCGCTAAACTATGGCGACTATGTTCTAAGGGCGACCTATCGATATGATGATGGCGACGTAATCAAGGACACGCCTTTCAGCGTTCCGGCACCGGATGTCGCGCCGTTTCAATCCAGCCTATTTGTCTATCCAACGACGATCTTCGATGATGGGTCTACAAACCTGACCATCTATGTCGATCACAGCCATACGCTGGTGCGGCGCTGGATAACCATTGATGGCGTTGCACAGCCTGACCTACCGCTAGAAGGTGGAACGCGCAGCCACGTCCTAGACGGCTTCACGATCGGCACGCATGACATTCAGGTGCATGCGGAGTTTTCCGACACTGTGCCAACGTCATCGTCAAGCGACGTGGTGCAAATCACTGTCAACGATGTGCCTGTTGCAACGCTGATGGATGGCGCATTGGCGGATTACACTGACAATGTGAAGTGGCAAGCAATCATCGATGACCCGGCGGCAACGCCGCGGCAGAAGTTATTCGCGTCTGAGATCGCAGACCTTAACGATTATATCGCATCAGGTGGGCCGTTTGCATCTGCTGCAACGAACGATCGTACAGTTTATCTAGCCGAAGAAGGCGGCAAGGCGAATCCTAAGACCTTTGGCGAGTGGTTCGATGCGCAGAAAGATTACAGCAATTCGGTTGAGATAGAACAAGGCCGACAGTTCATGATTGCATCGCCAACCAGTGATGTTGATGTCTTAATTCTATATCTCGATTATACGCCGCTGGCTTTCCAAAGTATCGAATTCATACTCGCGGTGACTGCGGTAAATGAAATTCGCGAATTGCGAAGCGCTGGCGTGCCAGATTCTGTTATATTAAATACATGGATGCAATATAAGGATTATGTTGCGAAGAAGTCAGGTGCACCAGTGCCGTTTCTTCATTACTTGCGTGGTGCAAGATAAGTGACGGACGTTATGGAAATCATGAGATTGTCCCGTTTCAAGGCTGGTATCGAGAGGTCCAGTATTTCGAAAGCTATTACGGCTGGTGGATTCGCGAGAGAAAGTCTAATGCTGTTCAACAGCATCCATGTGTAAGGTGTAAATTATGGCCGGATCTGATCAAGTTGATGTGGCAACAACCCAAGTCACTCGAACGCTTGCCGGTAAGGGTGCAAACCTAGCAATCGCTGGCATTTTTGTTTCTGTTTTGTTGGTCGGAATATTTGCATTCTGGCCGCAGATTAGTGAATTAGTCAGGGCCAAAGACGCCGTTACTGCAAACACAAATGCCGTTGCCGCAATGCGGAAAGAAACTGGCATTCTGAAGGATGACATAGTTCGCGTTAGCCGGTCATTGGATGATCGGATTGATGAAAAGCGCCGCCGAATTGATGCTTTGGAATCGCGCGAAGGGCGCGTTGAGGAGCGGGTGGACGTTCTGGAGCGCAACCAGAGCCAGGAAAGCGCGATTATCAAGAAGGCAATCACCGACTTTGAGCGACGTTTAGCGCTTGTGGAGGACCAGACTGGCGATCTTGAGACGGCACAGTCCATCATTGCGCAAGAAGCTAGAGGCAACACCGATTGGCGCAATGGTCAGGTGACAAGGGCCGCGCGTCGAGTTGAAAAGCAGGAAGCGCGGGAAACCCGTCTGATGGTTGTTGAGACTCAGATTAGAAGAATAGAGACTGAGATTCTTCCGGCGCTTAGGTTAGAAATCGAGTTGTTAAAACAATCCTTGGGCAGTGCCAATTGATTTCGCCTTTTGAATAAGCCGCCCGCTGCAGATCCAGGGCCTATACATGTTCGGGAATTAACCGGAGCAGAACATGTTTGATCAGGACACCAAAGACGCAATAGCCCGTGCTGCGGAGGCCAATGGCCTGCCAGTTGACCAGATGTTGGCGGTAGCGTGGGTGGAAAGCCGTGGCAAGGCTTACACGAAAATCAACGGTGAAGATCTGCCGCTGATCCTGCCAGAGCCCCATATCTTCTACCGCAACCTGCCTGTGGCCCTTCGTGCCCAAGCTGTATCGGCTGGCCTCGCGTCTAAGAAATGGAACCGCAAGCTATATCGGGGCACTCAAAAGGGCCGGTATGAGCAATTGTTTGAAATGCGGGCAATCCACAACGATGCTGGCATCTGTGCGCCGTCCTACGGAATCGGCCAGGTGCTGGGGCAGAACTGGAAAAGCCTTGGCTTCGATAGCCCTACGGCGTTCTTCGCCCGGGTAATGTCCGGTGTCGAGGGGCAGGCGGACGTCATGGCTCGGTTCATCGTCGTCAACAAGCTGAAAGACGAGTTGGAGCGGTGCGACTGGAAGGGCTTTGCCCGCGCCTACAATGGCCCATCATACGCCGAGAACGCCTATGATAAGAAGATGGCCGATGCCTATGCCGAGGTCACTGGTCAAACATTCATCAATGATCCTGAAATCCTAAGCATGGGATCGATGGGCGAAGGTGTCCTTGAGCTGCAGAAGATGCTTAAAAAGGCTGGCCACAACATCGAACCGGATGGCGATTTCGGCCCAGCTACCAAAAAGGCGCTGATGGCTTATCAGTCAGAAAACAACCTTACAGCCGATGGCATCGCGGGCCCGCACACTCGGGGACTGATCGAGCAACAAACCGGCGGCGTTGGCGAGCAACGCGATACCGTGGTACGTGAAGGAATGAAGGCCGATCTATCGAAGGTCTTTAAGCCAGAGCAGGATGAACCCGTGACATTAGTTGACCCACCATCCGATAATCGCCCACCCGTCGATACGGTAGCCCGCGCAGAAGCATCAGAGAAACATGCAGCCGTGCGCCATGCCGAGACGGCCCTAGCGATGGCCAAGCCCCACAAGGGCATGATCAAGGGTATGTTGGGCAAATATTGGGATCCGAACAGTAAGACTTGGCTGACCGGCGCCGTGTCACTTGGAACCGGTGTTCTTTTGGCTGCTCAGAATCATTTCTGGCCGGATTTCACGCTGCTGGTTGAGTTCATCAGCTTCCTGCCGTTGCCGACTGAAATCAACACTTCGGGCCTATCCAATGCGCAGGCCGCAAAAACCCTGATCTTCCTGGGCTTCACGATCATTGTGGGCCGTGTGACGGGTAAGAAGTAATGGGCAGTTTCTTCGGAAAGATGTTTGGACAGGCCGCGGCTGAAATCGTCAGCGATCAGCAGGACCGCGCATTGCAGACCACTGAAGGGATGCAGCGCCAGGAACTGCGGGCCCAGGAAATCAAGGATGAACAGGATGAAAACGCTAACAAAGCTCGCCGTGCCATTGATGCTGGTGGTGATCGTAAGCGCCTGCGTAAACGAACCACGAAGAGTAACCGTAACCGGCAAGCCAAACCTGGATCTTCCGATAAAGCTTAGTGAAGAAGGCTGGGCCGCCCTTGAACGGACTGGCGACACCGACGCGATCGACACGGTGAACGCCCAATGGTTCTGCGCATATGAGCGGGACGACCTGACGCCCGAAGAAATCAACGAATTTTGTGAAGACCAACCCAAGGAAGGAACAACGGAATGACCGCTGAAGAACTATTGCAAGAGACAACCGACACCCTGGCCGCTGCTGAAGAATTTGGGCTGAAGTCTGCAAAGCTGGCCGCTAAGGGCGCGCAACTGGCAGATAAGACCGCTCGGGCCTTTGCCATGCGTGGCGAGAGTGTGCGCGCTTGTAATCTCGGTTGTGGTGACGAATTGGTTGGTCAAGGCGTTGGGATGATCATGGAAGGCGTAGGCGCGATCAAACGCGGCCACTGCCTATACATCGATGAAGCTGAAAAAATGCCAGATGTTCCGCTACCAATGCCACGCGGCGGCGGTCGGTAATGCCTCCCTGGCTTCCAGATCCGTTGTGGCCATGGCTGTTGGGGCTGACAGTCGCGTTGGGCACGATTGGTCTGGTGGCCAGGGTTCGCCCGCTCATGTTGTGCGGTGGGGCAATATCGGTGGGTATTCTACTCATGCAGGTGCCTTTCGCTGAGCCGCATCGATGGCTGTACGCTGGCAACCTGTGGATTGTGTGCGCTGTTATCCTGATGTGTTTCAAAGGATGCAGGCTGGCTGGGTTCATACTGTTAGCCGTCGCACTTGCTTACGTGATTTTAGCGCTGGAGAGGTTCTTTGAGGTTGGCGCAAGTGATTTGACCATCAATTCGCTGTTCGGGGTGACAGAGATAGGCGTGGTCCTGGCCATTATTACAACATGCAAGGGCCTAAAAGATGTTGTCGGAGGAACTAATCTATCGGGCCGTCTTTCTGCTGCTGGCCCTGGCAGAGATCATATGCGTGGTCTACCTGCTGCTGAAAACGCGAGGGAGCAAAGCTGATGACCACACAGTTCGGGACACTCCCCATAATCGCCTTACTGGCCGTTACCGGGGCCACAACAGCGATGGCACCCCCGATGGAGTTCTACGGGATAAAGATGGATGACCTGGCGCCTGTCCTGATCGGCGCTGCCGGCGCCGTCACCAGCGTTCTGTACGAAAGCAAGGGCAATTGGGTTCAGAACTTCGGGGCATTCCTGGCTGGCATCCTGGTATCCTATTACATGACGCCCGTGATTGCAGAGACGATGGGATGGAGCGTAGCAAAGCTTGACCTCGTGCGTTTGTGTCTAGGGTTGACTGGATGGTACATTGTCGGGGCTGTAATAGGCTTGGCGAAGCAAGCGCGTAGAGACCCATTCGGATGGGTTGCCAAGGTTCGTAAGGCGATAGGGGGCAAGGATGCTGGATAGCGTGATCGACCTGATCAGCGGGATTGCATCCTTGGCGTGCTTTCTTACCGGGGCGGTGATGGTGCCCTTTTTGCGTGATACCGTCCTGCGTGATGACAAGATCTACCGAATGGGCATTTGTATCGCCGCTGGTGGCATGTTCGTCTGGGCAATTCACTTCGCAGGTTACTGCATGGCCTTCCCGATAATTGCGACACCGGTTGCCGGTTTCGGGCTGATGATCTGGCGAATGAAGGCATATAAGCATTTTTACGGGCGGGGAATGCTCGAATAACGTTGCCAAGCGGGCGCGTTGTTTGATAGGCATGTCCCCGACATTCGTAGGATGATGACGATGTCTCATGTGATTTCCCCAATACCCTAACAACTGCGCCCTCTCTTGAGGGCGTCTTTCTTTTGTGCCACAACATCCCTGTTCCAGAGCAGGGATTAGGGCATGACCGAAGACAAACCAGCTTCATTTCAAGTAATTGACCGGGTGATTGGGGTTTACCGCGCCGCCATGGGCCAGCCGTTGGTGGAGGCCAAAATCCCCGAATACAGCGAAAAGATCATGGACGTTGGCGCGACGGGTGGCACTGAAATGGAAATGGCCGCTGCGCTGGGTGTATCTCAAACCGCGATGCGACGGATGGCCGATGCAAACGGCACCTTTGCTGAAAGCCTTCGACAAGCCCGCACCCTATCCCAAGCATGGTGGGAAGCCGCGAACCGGATTGCGGTTGTCGACACAACCATGAATGCGACACACGTTCGAATGTCAGCCGCTCGCCATGCTGCCCACGACGACAACGCGGATAAGGTGGGCTTTGTGCCTGAAATCCCAGACGACCCGATCGATGACGACGCAGTCGGCGACACAACGAACATTCTGGACACCGAAATCGACCGCGAAATAGAGGTCATGGTGGAGAATAAGGCCAAGGCCAAGGCCTGGATGAACTAAATGGCGCTGGACCAGATTGCTCTGCACGCACGCCTTGCAGAGATGGAACGGCTTGACGCACAGAAGCACATTCTAAGTTTCGGCAGGCGCATGACCGGCCTAACCCCAGCCCGCCATCACATCATCATTGGCAAAGCGATCATGCAATGGATCGATAGCCCCACCCTCGACCGTATGATGATCTTCGCCCCACCCCGTCACGGTAAATCGTGGTACTGTTCACGCCTCGCCCCATCCTTTCTGGTCGGATACAAGCCAGGTGCGCGCATGATGCACGTCACGCACTCTGGGCGACTGTCAAACGCCTTTGGAAGATCCTGCCGGAATATGATCGGCAACCAGCGCTTCCCATGGGATGACATTAGGGTGTTGGGCGATCGCAAGGCCGCGTTCGAGTGGGAAACGTCCAACGGGTGTGAATACAATGCCTTTGGAATGGACGGCGCGACGGCTGGTAAGCCTGCGGATTACCTCTTTGTTGACGACCCGATTAAGGGCCGCAAGGAGGCGTTTTCCGAAGTCGCCAGGGACTCGCGGTGGGAAACTATACAATATGACCTGTGGAGCCGCCTTGAAGGGCCGCAGAAGCAGTTGTGGCTTCTGACCCGTTGGAACATGGATGACCCATCAGGGCGCGTGCTGGGGGAAGACTTCGACGGCAAGTCAGGGTGGTATTCGGATATCGAGACAGGGGAACGCTGGTATGTCCTATCCCTGCCCGCCATCTGCGAGCATTCTAATGACCCAATGGGGCGCGAGATAGGCGAATGGCTGTGGCCCGAGGAACATGGCGACGGCAAGGCGATCGATGCGGCCCGCAAGCGCGGTGGGTATCGGTGGCACTCGCTCTACCAGCAACGACCAGCGCCAGAATCCGGCCTGTTCTTCGATGCAACCAACATCCAATACTATGAGACGACCGAAATCGACGTTTCCGAGCTGACGATCTACGGCGCCAGTGACTACGCCGTGACCGAAGAAGCGGGCAAGAATGACCCGGATTACACCGTGCACGCCGTTTTTGGGATCGACCGCGAATACAACATCTATGTGCTGGACATGTGGCGGGACCGCAAAACGTCTGACGTCTGGATAGATGCATTCTTCGAAATGCTGGAAAAGTGGAAGCCGGTAACCTGGGCCGAAGAAGGCGGCCAGATCATCAAAAGCCTCGATCCGTTCATCAAGCGCACGATGCTGCAAAAGAAGAAGTTCTATCACCGGCAACAATTCACCAGCCACACCAGCAAGGAAGCCAGGGCCCAAATGCTCTTGGCGATGATCCAGCAAAAAAAGCTGTACCTGCCGCGCGGCCTGGTCTGGGCTGACCTATTCATCAAAGAGTTGAAGCAATTCCCGGCCGGAAAGCATGATGATATGGTGGATACGGCGTCCCTGTTCTGCCGATTGCTGGCCCAACTCATGGTCAAAAAGGAAAAAGAAAAGGACACTGGCCCGCCGCCTGGATCACTGGAAAGCCTGTATGCAGCGCATGAAGCCTTGGAGATGGAATAATGCTGACGCTACCCAAACCCCTGCCAGGACAGATCCTTGGCGATGATTACGGCAACCCAGAAACCAGCGAAGTCGCCCAAATGGGGGGTGAACAGGAAACCTGGAAGTATTGGGGCGACATGATCAAGGCCGCGTTCAAGGCAGAGGAACGTTGGCGCGAGGAAGGGGTGCGGGCCGAAGAACTGGCTTTCGGAAAATCTGACATACCGTTTCACCAGAGGGTCAAGGGCAAGAGCGACGTCGATTTGATCTATGCGAATATCGAAACGCTTAAGCCCCTTGTGTATGCAACCCCTCCAGAGCCGATTGTCCGTCGCCGGTTTGGTGGTGATGGCAAGGATGATCCTGTTGCGCGGTCTGCGTCTGAAATCGTCCAGCGCCTTTGCCAATTCCACATTGACACAACGTCCTATGACAAATGCATGGAATCTGCGCGGGATGCTTGGCTGGTCCCTGGCCGTGGAACGTGCCGTGTTCTCTACCGCGCGCACATCGAAGAAAAGCAAATTCCCGTGATCGATGGCGCAACCGGTATGCAGACCATTCAAGAGGTGATGGAAAAGGTAGCGGAGTGGATCGAGCCCAAGGTGTGGGCATGGCCGCGCGTTGTCCTCGACCCGGCATCCAGTTGGGAGGACATGAATTGGCTGGCATATGAAACCCCGATGACCAAAAAAGAGGTTGCCGGTAAGTTTCCCGGTCTTGAAGATGAAATGACCTACCCGATTAGTGGCCTACGGCACGCAGCGGACGCAACCGGTGGCGATGACGCCGAAATCTGGGCCACGACGCAGGAGCGGTCGCATGAGCGTGTGGTGGGCACCCATGACCAGTGCATTGTGTTTGAGATCTGGGACAAGTCAGACCGTACCCTGAAATACTGGTCGCCACATTACACCGAAGGCCTGTTGTCCGAAGAACCGGACCCGCTGGGCCTTGAAGGTTTCTTCGATATGCCGCCACCCCTGCTGGCAAACCGCAAGGGTTCCACGATGGATGTCCGACCGGACATCGCCTTCTATGCAAACCGGGCCGAGGAAGTGAACGTTGCATCTAAGAAGATGCGCAGCCTCCTGGAAGCCGTATCTGCGTCCGGTATCTACCCTGGGGAGATGGAAGCCGAGCTTAAGAAGCTTTTGAGCGGCGAAAGCAGGCTGATCCCCGTCGAAAACTGGATGGCGATGATCCAATCCAACGGCAGCATGAAAGAGCTGATCCAATGGTTGCCCATGGATGCCTTAATTCAGGCCGCGTCTGCGCTGCAATCCATGGTCGAGCTGTCCAAACAACAGATGTACGAAGTCTCTGGCGTCTCGGATATCGTGCGCGGGCAGGGCGAAGCCGAGGAAACCGCCACTGCACAGAAGATCAAGGGCCGTTATGCCGGTCTGCGCCTGCAAGTTCGCCAGCGGACCATGGGGGAGTTTGCCCGTAACGTCCTGCGGATCATGTGCGAAATCGCTGTGGAACATTTCGATACCCAGACAATCGCAGATATTACGTCGCTTGACCTTCCGCTGACCGAGCAAGAGCGCCTGCAGAACCTGGCGGTACACGAAGCCGCTGCGCATTGGGACCAGGTGTCCCAGATGGGCCAGCAAATGCCCATGCCGCGCCCAGAGCCCCACCCGGAGTGGCAAGAAGACGATCCGTCCTTTGAGGTCGTCCACGCGGCCCTGAAAAAGGATCTGATGCGCAAGTACATGATCAACATCGAGACGGATTCGACCATCGTTGTTGACGAGGAAAGCGACAAGAAGGCCCGCATTGAGTTCCTGACGGCGTTCACCACGTTCGTTTCCGAGATTGGCCCACTGGCGTCGTCTGGTGTATTCGATTTCAGGATTGCCAAGGAACTGCTGCTATTCGGCGTCCGCGGCTTCCGCAGTGCACGCACCCTGGAAAGCATGATTTCATCCCTGCCAGATGAGATTGACCAGCAACCGCCCGAGGATACCGCCGTTACGGTCGCGAAGATCCGCTCCGAAACCGATCTGGAAATCGCCAAGCTGAAAGCCGAAGTCGATATAAAAGAGCATACCGACGAGATGGAGTTCAAAAATAAGTCGAAGGGCGCAGATTTGATGGTAGAAGGCGCTAAAGCAGAAGACGAAGCCCGCCGGCACAAGGAAGACCGGCAACAACATGCCCAAGGAGCAAACTAATGGACTGGTTCAAACGTATCAAAGCACTGGCCCCCGCGGCCGATGACCTGTCGGTACGCGCACTTGAAGGTGAAATCACCGACGCGATCGCTGCAGGCCCAGAGGATGTGAACGAAGCTGCACTTAGCACTTCGGTAGAAGTCACTGACGAACCGGCCAGCGGCGCAGTACCAGCCTCAGAGCCGAACGTTGGTGCCACGGCAGATGCGTCAGAGCCGGGAACGGTTGCGGTGGTCGATCCTAACCCTTCAGGTGACGCAACATCCCAAACGCCAAGCGACGGTGCTGATAACGTACTTGCACCAGCGAATGGCCTGCAGGGCGACGGGCAGACTTAAGATGCCGGTAACTGATCAGGAGGAACACGAACGGATCTTCGGCAAAACCGAGATTGTTTCCGGCCGCCGTGATCGGATTGTGACGTTCGAGGGAGAGACCCAGCTTGTGTCCGAGATGGGCGACAACTATCGCAGCTATTTCGAACACCGCCGCGCCCGAACGGAATCTACTCGCGTTGGCATTATGTCGGATATCTCTGAGGCCTTTGCCACGGGATACACCGAATTTGGCGAGGTTATCACGTCACGGCAGGAAAAGCGCGAGTTCATGAAAAAGCATGACCTTGTGGAATATGAACCAAGCATGGCCGACAAGCCTGCTGATAGCTGGGTTGATAAGAAGTCCCGGCGCGCCGAAATCAGCGACACCATGCGGGAACTGCGTCATGTGGATACGGAATCTGACGCTTTCCAGCACATCGAAACCAATGGCAAAGAAGACCCCCGCGCGGAGGCCGTTGTTGACGAAACCAATATGACCAAAGTTTAAGCAGAGCAGGACGCCCAATGGACCTTGAAAACATCGAAGACACAACAGACAACGAACTGCGTCAGGCGCTAGAAGCTGCCGTCAGCGAAAGCGATGGCATTCAAATGCCAGATGATGACGATGGCTTGGCGGCCCCTATGGAGCCAGAGCCCAAGCACGAAGTTGTAACGCAGGCCGAGGGCGAAGAACTGCGCACCGATCCGGTTCCCGAAGACCCAGGTCCAGAGGCGAAAAAAACCGAAGAAAACACTTCGCCCGAAGTCAAGCCGACTGAAAAGGTTAAAGAAAACAAGGACGCGGCCAAGTCCGCAGAAGCGCCCCAGGAAGGCGAAAAGCCTGCTGCAGCACCAGAAACACCCGCTGAAAGCCCGCATAAGGCGCTGGTTGATAGCCTGCCCGAGGAACACCGCGAACGTGTTCAAACTGCTTTAGCCGCGCAAGATGCGGCGGCTCCGGTGATGAGCCAATTCAGCACGCCCTACATGCAGAACGTCATGAAGCTGCAGAACGCCACGCCAGCAAGCGCGACGGCGTACCTGATCCGGCGGTACAATGAAGCGAACAGCGATCCAGCGGGATACATGGCTTCTGTGATCAATGAAATGGCCCCAAATGCGAAGCTTGAGGCGCTGGTCCAGGTGGCAAATAAGCTGGGTGTTGAACTGCCAGGGGCCCAGCCTGCCCCAGAAGATTACGAGGACGACCCTTTCGCAGATCCCGAGATGGTCGCCAGGGATAAGAAGATCGCAGAGCAACAAGCGATAATCGACGGCAATAAACAGGTGTTCAACACCCAGGGCCAAGACGTGGTTGTGGAATCGCTCAACAACTATTTCGCCGAAACCAATGAAGATGGGTCACTCAAGTATGCCCACGTCAGCGACCCAAGCGTGCAAAACCTGATCGACCAAATCACAAGCAACATGAAGCAGAATGGGTATCAGCCAAGCCCGCAGGACTTCCCACGGGTCTATGCGCAGGCGATCCAGATGCACCCAACCCTTGGCCCCCAGAACCATCAGGCAACGATTGATGCCCAGGTGCAGGCCAAGTTGGCCGAGGAACGCAAGGCCGACGCTGCAATGAGAGAAGAAGCCGCCGCCAAGGCCCGCCGTGCATCCCAGCCAATCGGTGTTGCAAGCGCGGGGGTTAAGTCGTCTGGGCCATCTTCCACGGGCTCTGAGGACAATTCAATTCGGGGCAACCTGACCCGGCTATTGGGCGCACAATAATTCTGCGCCGCCCGTTAAAGTATCGCTGATGTACTTCTGTGGTTGAGAAAATTCAACCAACCCAGAGGAACAGACACCATGGCGAACCTTAACGTCCTAGAACTGGTGGCGACGACGTTGCGGAACCGCCGCAGAGATATCGCCGATGCCACCAGCCGCAATTCAGCTATCATCTACAAGCTCCGCGAAAAGAAGCGCATCAAAACCCTAGCGGGTGGCCGTGTGATTTCTGAGCCGATCATGTACGGCGAGAACCAAAACTTTATGTGGTATCGCGGACGTGAGGCCCTTTCGATCGCTGGGCAGGAAGTCATCACCGCCGCTGAATACGCCTGGAAGCAATACGCTTGCGGCGTGTCCATATCCGGCGATGAAATGATGATGAACTCTGGCGATGGCCAGATTATCGACATGATGGAGCAGCGGATCGAGAATGCCGAGCTGACCATTGTGAACTCTAAAGCCGCTGCGATGTACTCGGATGGAACTGCCTTCGGCGGGAAATCCTTCGGCGGTCTGGATCTTCTGAATGGTTCGGGTGCCGGTGCAACCGTTGGCGGGATTCCTTCATCGCTGCACTCTTACTGGAACAACTACATTCAGTCCGGTGGCGGCGCACCAACTGCAGCCACGGTCTACCCGGCAATGCTGGCCCTGTACCTGCGCTTGCAAGTGGGCATGCAGTATTCTGACCTGATCATGTCGGACAACTCCTACTACATCGCCCTGTCATCGCATCTGCAGGCACAACAGCGCTTTATGGATGCCAAAATGGCTAACGCGGGCTTCCGTCATCTGATGTTCGAAGGCACCCCGGTTTGCCCTGATGGCGGCCAGGATGGCTTTGCACCAGTGGGCATGCACTTCCTGACGACCAAAGCAATTTGCTTGTCAATGATGCGCGGGCGGAATAACCAAGTCCTGCAAGGCGCAGCAGACCGCCCGATCAATGAGGACAGCAACACCGTCATCATTGCAGGCATGGGCAACATGACGACCAATAACCGCCGTCATTTGGGCCGCTACGTCAACTAATCGGGTTTGGGGGGGCAATTCCCCCCCCCTCCCATAGACGGAGCAGGAACGAATGAGCTTTACCCAACAGACGGCAATGCAACTGGCCACATTAGCCCAAGCACCCACCGAAGCTTTCGAAGAAAACAGTTTGTACGAAGAAGATTTCCTGGCCTTCAAAGAGGTTCATGGTAAGGGCGTTAAGCCGTTTTTCTTCATCGCGAAAGTACCAGCCGCGACAACCGTTGCCAGCGCAGCCAGCGGCGAAACCTTCGGCAAAACCATGGTCGCACGCGAGCATATCGCGCTGAACATCGTCGGAGATCCTCGAACCGTCCCCTGCCATCTCGTAAATGACCGGTTCAAGCGGATGTGGCCTGCAGAATACGACAAATGGAAAAATGGCGAGCAAAACGAAATCGCCAGCGGAACGCCGCTTTACGAACTGCCAAACGTTCCTGCGTCCCTGATCGCCATGTTTATGGTCAACAATATCTCCACGGTTGAAGAACTGGCCGGGATGGACCGCGATAGCGTTATCCAGGCGGTCGGGGGTGATCATCTGCCAGTTTGGGAAAAAGCGACGAACTGGATGAACGATCTGAGCGAAAATGAGGCAAAGAACCAACTGGCCCAGGTCGCAAGCGATGCCAAGGAAAGTAATGACCAGGCCATGGCTATGATCGAAAACATGAACCAGAAGCTGCAACAGCTTGAGAATGAAAACGCAGCTTTGCGGTCGGTCCAGCACACGGCCCAAGTTCAGCAGCCGGCAGAAGTTGTCGGAGTTGGCACGGGTGACATGAGCCACCTTCCAGACGACCCTACGTCCGTCGATACGGATATGGACGGCAACGGGGTCTATGACCCAACCAGCGTAATCCCTGATGATCCACAGGAAACCTGATGCCTTCGGAGCGGACCATACTAGAAATCTGCCAGGATGCGGCAGAACGGGCTGGGCTGGCCGCCCCGGGCAAGATCTTCGGATCAAATGACAAGCGCGCCCGCCGGTTGCGGGTTGCTGCCACGGATACCATGCGGGAAATGTCCCGCTTCGGGGATTCCGAAGGGTGGAGCGATCTGCGCAGTGAATGGATTTTCACCATCACTCCGGGCAATTTCTCGTATCCGCTGCCCCAAGACTTCCTGCGCATCGTTCCTGGCACCATGCAGCGCGAGAACTGGCCCCTTGGCGTTCTGGGCCCTACCAACCCCATAACCTGGGCACTGTGGCGCAATGGCGTGACCCGGCCATATTCGCCCTACGGGTGGCGGGTAGCAAATGGACGTCTGTTTTTGGAACCTCCAGGGGAGACGAATGAAATCTTACGGTGGGAATACCAATCGAAATATCTGGTCGTGCGCGATGCAACCTTGGCCGATTACATCCAAATGCCGTCGCCAGATGAACAGTCCTTCTACATTCCCAAGGTCGGGATTGTCCCAATCGAAGGCGAATTGTCGGTCCCACCAAGCCACATCACCGAAGTTTCAGGAAAATCCTATACCGGGGGCTGGGAAGTAGGCACCTGGGAAAATGACAAGTGGGATGGCCTTCTGGGGCTCTATTACGGGTGTTTCCGCCGGGAAGCGCCTTTGCAGAATAGCCGGGTCAGGGCGCCCAACTTCACCGCGGACACGGATCGGCCAGCGTTTAGCTGCGAAGACGTCATTTCCCTGGGCATCACCTGGCGCGTCCTACGGTCGCTGAATAAGCCATATGCGGAAGAAATGCGCGAATTCATGGAAGCCATGCGCTTTTGCCGTGCCGTGGATGGTGCGGGCCCATCTGAAATCAAGCTGGGCGATTATCACGAAGGCCGCGAGGCCTACCCGTTGGTGAACGGAGACAAATGGGTCATTTCGTAAATGCCCGAGGTCCAGCTACCCACCCCTAAGCAGTTACGCCGCAGAAGCCGATGGGCTGACGGTATCCCCGTCGATCAGATCCTTGCATTCATTAGGCAGAACGCCACCCCAGCGGGATCGATCGTTGGCCGGTTCAGCAATGTGGCCCCAAGCGAGGGGTGGTTTCTCTGCGATGGTCGGGCCCTATCCGAAACCGAATGGCCCACCTTATTTGCAGCAATAGGCACAGAATTCGGCGCGGGCCCTGGCACGTTCAACCTTCCTGACCTGACCGATAGGTATCTGGTTGGCGCTGGCACCCTTGCTGGATCCGCAACCGGCGGATCGAATACTCTAAACCTGACCCAAGGCCAGATGCCCAACCACACCCACCTGTTCACTGGTGCACCCCACGCGCATACGGTGACGGATGCAGGGCACATCCACGGCGTCACAGACCCAGGCCATATCCATACGGTCACTGACCCATTACACACCCACGGTGCTGCTGTGACTGCCACTGGTGGTGGCGTTGCGCCGGGTGCCGGTGAGAACGTAGCAGGAGGGGGCAACACCGCCGCATCAGGAACCGGTATCTCGATCAACAGCGCCCAAACGGGGGTTTCCATCAACACCACCACCACGGGCCTGACCGTTGACGACCAAACCGCTGGTGGTACAAACGCGCCAGCGGGAAATAACGACCCTATCGACAACCGCCCTGCCTCAATCGGCGTATTCTGGTTTATCAAAACATAGGAGACCGCAATGACCTGGTTACTTGAACGCAAAACGCAACAAATCCCTAATTGGGCTCGGCTTTGCTGGATGGTTGGGGTTCTGCTGATAGCAGTGTCTTTTATAGGCCAGTCAGCGGTCTGTGTTAGCTAAGTGAGCATCCATCACCTAAGACAAGCTGCGCGGGAACGATCATCGTACGAACAGCGATCGCAGCCGATCCCATGGCAGTTGCCTCACAGGGGCCTATTCTCCCAAGCGGACACATCAAGGGTTGCTTCCGGTCTGGCCGAAGAAGTCACGAACACCTTTTCAGATGGCATCGAATGGCGGATCAGGGACGGGTACAGCACAGTCCAGCCTGCTTCTAACATCCTGCAGCGCATCCCCCATGAATTCGGGGCAGGGACGTATCTGGATATCGAGGCGGCCCAGATAACAGCGGGTGCTGCGTCTCTCGTGCGGGCTTTCCCCAACCGGGTTATGTCGGCCAGCATTTCAGCTCGAACGATTATGGCTGACGGGGCGGGCGATCCTATCGCCTACGATGGCGCTAGCATTGCCGCCGCCGGTTTCACGACCACGACAGCGGATCTGCCGTCAAGCTTCAACGGCATCCTGGCCCATCAGGATCGCCTGTACTTCTGGAATACAAACGCAGATCGCCCGGTTTTCTACTACGGGGCAACGGTGGGGGCGATCACGGGACCATTGGTGGAATTTCCCCTAGATCGGCTTGGGAATATCAAAGGCTCTATCGTGTGCATGCATTCGCTGACGATCGATGCCAGCCACGGGCCTAATGACGTCCTATTCATCATGACCGACCGGGGGCAATGCATTGTCTATGAAGGGCTCGACCCTGGCGACGATATCGATTGGCGTCTGTTTGGTCGACTGGACAGCTCGCCACCTGTCAGCCGGTTTGCCATCGAAAGCAGCGGGCCAGATACCTACGTCCTAACCCGGCGGGGCCTTGTGTCGGTGACTGCGGTCATCAGGGAAGGCGATAACGCCCTAACCCAGACGGTCACACGCCCAATTCGTGAAGAAATCCAAGCGGCGGTAGCTGCGGCGACGGATCTTGACCAATTCCAGGTAATTCGAGATCCGGATAGCACGATGTTGTTGGTCAATGTCCCTGTAGGAACGGCGTTTGATCAGTTCGTTTTCTCTATCGAGGCAGGCGGGTGGTTCAAGTGGACAGGTATTCCAGCCAAGGAATGGTCGATCTCGGCAAACCAGTTCAGTTTCACAGGTACGGACGGCAGGCTTGCAAATTGGGGCGCATCTGGTGACGATGGCGCTGTCATCCCGTGGTCTTATATATCGCCATGGGTCAGAGCAGGCAAAATGAGTACAATGGAATGGATCACGATCTCGCTAATCTCGCAGGGGGTGGTATCCCTAAAATTAACGGTGCTGTCAGACCAGAACCAAACGCCAAGGGATATCGCGGAGCGGACCCAGGATATCGAAATCCTGCCGGAAGACGAAACCCAGCCGAATTTGAACCAGAACCACGACGAGATGCTGATAGTGGAAGAACCGGGGATGGAATTTCAGCTCAGGTTGAGCGGGTCCTTGGTCAGCGGCGAGATAGCGAACATCGACACCGGCATGATCTAAAGGCCGAGATGGACAATTCGACGGTTGTCGATGGGGTCATCTACGGCGCGGACAAAATCATCACTCAATGGGTAATGGCGCGAACCAGCGTTAAACCCCTTCCAGATGCCACAGCGCTTGGGATCATGGTCAGTTGCCGGGTTAAGGTCGGCGTGATCTATGACCGGTGGAACGGCGCGAACATGGAAATCACCATTGCAGCGGAGAAGGGCACCAAGGGTCTGCGCCCAAGTCGCATGGCGGCTCTGTTTGCCTATCCGTTCATCACGTGTGGGGCCCAGCGGTTGACGGCCTTAATTGACGAATGCAATCCGCGGTCACTGGTTCTGTGCGAGAATATGGGCTTCGAGCGTGAAGCCGTATTGAAGCGCGCCGCCCATGATTTTGGCGATGTGCTAGTCATGCGGATGTTCCGAAACGACTGCCCGTGGATAAGACTAAATGGGAAAGAACTCGACGCCTCCCCCCCAGCCTGATCCGCGTGCCCTCGCACAAGAGGAAGCGCGCCTAAACCGGCTGGATATCTACGCGCCTGACACCAATATCCGGTATGGGTACACGGGCGGAGATGGCAATTTTCTGCCAGGAACGCCGCCGCCCAACACGCAAGCCGCTGTTCGGGTCACAGATACCCCCCAGGCAAGCGAAATCCGCAGCGTGCTGGAACCTGCGTCAACGGCTTTCACCAATCGCATTGTTGACGATAACCAGAACCTCCCTGGTCCAGCTCGGGCCGGTGACCGGTCACAATTCGGAAACCAGATCTTCAACCGCACCATGTCGATGGCTGAACCCTACTTTCAGCAACAGGACAGCCGCCTGCAAAACAGCCTGCAATCACGTGGCCTGCCGGTGGGTGGCGAAGCCTACAACCAAGCGATGGGGAACTATTACCGCGAGCGCGGGGATTCGATCTATCGGAACGCCATCGATGCGGACATTGCGGGTGGCAACGAACAATCCCGGCAATTCGGCCTGGACCAGCAAGAGCGCGCTACAGCATTGGGCGAAATGGCAACGATCTTCGGGGGATCTTACCAGCCGTCCCTTACGTCTGCGGCACCTGGTGCCGTTGCTCCGGTCAACATCACGGGCCCAGCCCTGCAGAATGCATCTATCCAAGCCGGTGTTCACGCTGGCAACCAACAGGCCCAAGGCCAAGGCCTATCCGCCCTCGGGTCGGTAGCGGGTCTAGCTGCGGGATTCTTCTCTGATCGACGTCTGAAAAGCGATGTCTTCAAAATTGGCAAGACAAACGGCGGCATTCCAGTTTACCAGTTCCGCTATCACACTGACCCGGTGGGAACTAAGCGGTACGGCGTGATGTCGGATGAAGTCCCGGCGCACGCCGTCCACAAACACAGCAGCGGCTTTGATGTCGTTGATTATTCGGAGGTTTTCTAATGCTAGGTGGTGGTTTCGACATGTCGCCCGTCGCGTCCATGGGCTCAATGTCCTACCTCAACAACCTGTTGAGCGGTGACGAGTTCGATTGGAAGCAAATGCTGCACTCGATGGCGATTCCTCCGGGGCTGTACCCGCAAGGTTTGGCCGACGCTGGTGCGTTGCCTGATGGGGCGATCGCACCCGAAGGGGATCCGGCCAATACTCTCGCAGGCGCGTTTGGTGGTGGGCGCAAGCCTATCCCGCAGGCCCAGCCCTACTATTACTATTCCTGATGGCCAGCAATCCACATAGGGGTGTGCCGCGGTCGGCGCCAATGGAGTTTATCCCTGGCCACATCAGCCCGTTCACGGTTGATCGGATGGGGCAAAACTATGATCGGATGCTGGATTTCCCGTACCAAAACGACACCCATCGCGCGCTTGAAATGCTGGATCAGCAATTGATGCAGCGGTATCACAACGCCAATCCGCATGATCCGAACATACTCCAGCCGTTTGTCGCGCCAACATCTGAACTTGAAATGCAGACGCTTCAAGGTGTGCCAACTCAGGGGATGAGCGCCCCACATGTTGGCCCCCCTCCCTTGCGCACCCATGCGCCGGCCGCAGGTGAAAAGATCATGCCAACCATCCGAAACCTGCCATCTGACAGCATGGCGGTGCCGTCTCGGAATGGATCACCACGTCAGGGGAACTCTAACCGGGCCATTCCACCAGAGGTGCAGAAACTTATGAAGATGTTCGGGGGCTGAGATGTGGGGGAACTTCCTCAACGGCTTTGGTGGCGGTCTGGCGGCAGGGGCATTGTCCAAGGGGGCAAGCGCTGGCCCGGAAAGCGATATCTGGCAGGCCCAGCTTGCCCGGATGTTCGGGGGTGATGGTGGCCGCGCAATTGCGCAAGTAGGGCAAGGCCTAGGCGGGCCTCTCGGATCTGGACTATCGGCAGGCGGTCAAGCCCTGTTCGACAGGGCATCACGCCAGGAAGCCGAACAAGAACGCGCCCGCGCTGAGGAATCCCGGTCGACAAAGCTGAAAGACAAGAACGCCCAAACCCGCGCAATCCTCGCTGCGATGGGCTTCAAGGGTGATCTGGGCGATACGAACATTATCAACAATGTCGATGACAACCCGCTGCAGGCCGCTCAACGCGCCGCACGGCTTTATTCCGATATCAACCCAGAGCCTAAGGCCGCCAAGCCACGTGAGCGTTACAGGGTGGTTGATGGCCGGGTAATCGATATGGAAGCCGAGGGCGGGCCCTCCGTTGCGATAGATCGGTCTGCACGCCGTGCCCGTCGACGCACCGAAGATCCCAGACAAACCGGCAATGTGAACCAAGAGGTTATGGACCTTCTCGGGCAACTGCGGTCAACATCTGGCCAGGACCTGCCGGTAACATCAGGTTTCCGAAGTAGTGCAAAAAATGCACAAGTTGGTGGGGCCAAAGGTTCCCAACACCTGACCGGCAATGCCGTCGACGTGGATGTGGCAAACCTATCGCGTGAACAGCGCCGCGAGCTGATCCGGATGGCCAGTGAATTGGGCTTCGGCGGTATCGGTGTCTATGACAACGCCATGCACTTCGATGTTGGTCCGCGCCGCGCGTGGGGCCCATCGTACAGCCGGGACAGCGTGCCAGAATGGGCCGTGCCCATGATCCAAATGCACATTGCGAACCAGATCGCCCAAGAACAGGGTGGTCAACCGCAAGGCGTGCCCCAGAACTTCGCTGCACCATCAGCAGCACCGCAGGGCGCACCCCAAGCCCCACAAGCTGCACCCCAGGCACCCGCACCCGTCCAGGCACAACCGGCCCAAACGCCGATGCCAGAAACTGTGGCACCAGCGGTGCCCGGATTAGTACCCGGGGGCGGTCGCCAGCGCACAGCGCCCCAGGTCGACCCTGCAGGGGCCTTGGCGGAAGCGCAGGACGCCATAGCGAAAGGTGCGCCGCCTGATGCCGTCCGAAAACGGTTAGAAGAATTGGGAATAACCCCAAACTTCTGATAGGACCCAGGCATGGGCATTTTCGATGATCTGATCCCGGCGAACACCTCACCCGTACCTGTTCCCCGGCCATCTGGGCCACGGCCAGCCGTTCCGGCACCGCAACCCGGTTTATTCGCTGACCTAATTCCCGAAGCCATTCCCATGTCCCTGGCCGCCGATCGGGCACGGCGCATGGCGCGCGGTGTTGGGGAAGTCGGGGCAGGAACGCTTGAAGGCTTGGCCGTCCTGCAAACGGCGGTCGATCAGGGTTTCAGGGACTCTGCCACAATTCATAACCAGCGTGACCGGGATCAATTGGCCACAATGCAGGAACAAATGGAGCGCTTGGGCCCGCAGATCGGGGAGGCAGGCCGCGCCAACCTACAGCGCGAGATTGACCACCTGGCGGGCCGCATTCAGAAATTTGAAAGCGTCGAAGACGTAACCGGTGAACTGCAAACGCCCGATCAGCGGCAGATATTCAAGGATGCCAGCACGTTACGCGGGATTGTCGAGGACACCGCAGGCGCACCCAATCCGGCGCGGGATAACGAGTTCTGGGGGAAAGTGTTCGAAGCTGGCGGGAATGCCGTGGGCTTCGCTGCTACCGGTCTGGTAGGCCGCGGGGTGGCCGTGGCCGGTGCAGGCGCGGGGATGAATTCAGGGTCTATCTACAAAGAGGCCAAACAATCTGGCGCATCCGAAGATCAGGCAATGGAAGCCGCTGGGCTGGGTGCCTTAATTGGTGCATCCGAAGCTATTCCGATCATGACCGCCCTAAAACCGTTGACCCAACGCCTTCCCAAGGTCGGTAGCGCTATTCTCAACCGGCTGGGCCGTGTCGCCCGATCGGCTGGTGAGGAAGCCGCCCAAGAAGCAGGCGCGAATATCATGAACAATCTGGTTGCCCAGGGCATCTATGATCCTGAGCGTGGTTTCAGTGACGGGGTGGACGAAGCGGCCCTTATTGGCCTCATCGTGGGTGGTGGTCTGAGCGCTACCGCAGAAACCGCCGACGCCGCCACACGCCGCCGCCCGAGCGACCCGAACCTGATACAAGAAGCGCCACCAGCGGCAGCGGAGCCAAACCCTACGCCAACGGTGGACTCCCCGCCGTCAGGTGTTCCTGCTCTGGTTCCTGGCGGTGGGGGGCTTCCGGCCCCTGATCAGCCCCAAATCACCCCCGATATTGTGCCGCAAGAGGCTTTGCCTAGCGTTGCACAACCCCAACCGGACCCGGTAGCGGCCCAGCCTTCCGCAGGATCGATCGTCATTGATGAAGTAACGGTGGGCCCTGGTGGTGATCGTATCGCGACGGGCAACAAGGTTATCTATGATCCCGAGACAAAGAGCGTGCAACCTGCGCCACCAGATGCCCAGCTTGGCCCCGTGGAGGCTCCACAAGCGCCAGCGCAGCCACAGCCCGCCCCTGTAGCACCGCAGGCCCCTATCGCGGCCCCTGAAGCGTTGGGTGGTGCGCCAGTTCCCCAGGAACAATTGACGGCACCTGTGGAAACTGCCATCGTGCCCGATGCCCCGCAAACCCCCGCCGCCCCCAAAA